CAATATCGGGGTCACTTGACAGGCAATATACCTCTTTATGGGTCATAGATAGCCCTTTTTTTGCGATTTCCTCTTTATAGCGGTGTAGGTAGCTATAGAACTTAACTGAGCAGTCAGCACGGCTTATTGCTCCAGGAATATAGACTTGAGTACATTGATTGTCCATATTAGGGTGATCATTACAGACATATCCAAAGATAATCATTGCATATACTAATTCCATAAGAATACATATCATTTTTTGAAATTGTGTAAAGATCTTCTTGACTTATTATAATATCTTATCTATATAAGTTATCGATGACAAATATGACAGAAGAGGAATTTGCTGCTCGAATAGCACAGAAAGAAGACTCTGGAGACTATTCATTAGAACCATATAAAATAAATTCATGGCAGGACAGAAGAATAGCTGCAATGAATAGAATATCAAAAGCTAAAGGTCTTCCAATGGATGAACAAAATCCTTGGTTTCATCAATGGGTGCAAATTTTACATTCAAAAGCAAAAACATTACAAGAATTTAAAAAGGAGGCTTGGTATGTTCGATTCGGAAAACAATCTTAATTTTACAATAGGAAGTTGGTTAAGACATCATAGGGTATCAAATGGTCTTTTACAATCTGATATTGCTAAAATTTTAAATGTATCACATCAAAGCGTTAACAAATATGAACATAGTATTTGTAGAATGTCAGGTGATTCATTAATAAAGTTAACTAATCATTATGGCTGGAGTCTTAATGGTTTAATCAAAAAGAAAGGAGACAATCATGTCTGAAGGAAGTAAATTGGTAACGGTAATGAGTATAGCTACTATAGCTTTATTTATGACAGCATGCTCAGCAACGTATACTGTTAAGTTTGGAAAGAAATGTACACCTGATCATAAAGAATGGTCCTATGTTTGGTTTGTAGAGAAAGAAGGTAACAATGTTGCAAAAGAAAACTGTAAGGAGAAAAAATAATGCCAAGATGTTACGATTATAAAGTTAAAGTTAATTTTGAATCTTCTGCTCATGGACAAAGAAAATATCTTACTGATAAAGAAATATTAGAGGAAACAATAAATCTTATGAGAGCTTATTTGTCTGGAGTAAAAAAATCTAAATATTTTAAAATAGAAAGAAACTACTCAATCGCTAAGTGGGCAAAGGAGCGTAAGAAAAAGTATGGACATAAGACTTCTTAAAATAAACGCAATGAAAAGGTTTTATAAATTTATGAACACTAATATGGTGTCATTAAATTTATGGAGTGAGTACAACCCAGTTGGTAAAATTTATGCTGGTTTAGAAAAAAGACAAGAGATAGCTGACAAAAGATTTAAGTTTTGTTTAGAGAGATCTAGGACAAGACCAGGTTGGAAAGTTTGCTATCTGAGATATTGTCAATTGGCTAAAGCTGATGATTTACTAAAATATATTAAACAAAGAAAGGAAAGACATGGACATAAATAAATGGAAAAGCATGGCGATTAGAAAAGAAGACCATACTTTATTGAAAGGACTTTGTGCGGATAAGTATAGAGCTCCTGCTGCAATGTTTCAAAAGATATTGCATGACTACATAGGATTTCAAGCAAAGAAAAAAGGAATTGATGTAGATAAATACAAGAATCAATTGCATAAGAAAGGTAATGGCAAATGACCATTACTGCTGTAGACATTAAAAGAGTTTTTTTTGATACTAAAGGTAAAGAGAGTTTCACGGTAGAATATAATCAAATTACTGACGAAATTACTTTAACTGTAGATGGTATAGAGAGGAACAAATTTAAATCTCAAGATGCAGAAAAAAAATATGAAGATTTATTGAATTATATAAAAAACGAGTTTATAAAATTTCGAGATGTGGTTAAGAACTAGAAAATTAATTGTAAGACTTAGAATGTGGTATGCTGACTTAAGAGGCCATCACGGTAAACGATGGAACTATGAACCAGGTGATTGGTATATGGGAAGACATAAAACTAGAACATCAGGACCAGGTAAAGTTATCAATAAATCTGGATGGCCTAGATGATAGGTTTATTTTTTATTGGAATGTCGGGTATATTTTTGGCCGCTATAATTGCATGGTATGTCATTAATAAATTTATTTCAAAAAATACAAGCGAGTTACCTAAGTTTGATGATTTAGATTAACCGGTAGTTGAATATGGTAAAAAAAACAAGTAATGGCGAGACTTTCATCACGCTTCCTAACTTTAGAAAATTTTGGATTTATGACCGTCCCTATGGTCATGATATTGTAATCTATTGCGATAAACGTAAAACCACTATAAAATGTAAATGGCCTGATAGAAAACGAGTCGTATCAGGTCGAGTCGTTAATAAATAGTTTAGGTTGCAATAAAATTTAAAATGAGTATAGCTAATATTAAATCTTTACCGATTTGCAAAGAATGTAAAGGTAACGGTTATATCAGGGGTTTTGTAAACACTGAGAACTGTATCTTTTGCTTCGGATCAGGACATAGTAATCACGCATCACGGGTCACGTATGACGATATGCTAAGTGTATTTGAGATGTGTGAAAATTATGTCAAAGAAAATAAAAAAGACTATACCCAGTGAGTTAACAAAACTTCTTGTTTTGTTAAGTAAAAAATTATCCCGTAGACAGTATGACAAAGGTGTTAATGTCATCTCATCATTATTGACTGGTGTTAATTATGGTTATGATGCCGAAGGTATAGATTTTAAATTTCACCGCGATGCCTTAGATATCTTTTTAATTCACAGTAATGAAAAGGAACCAGAAGCAGATGTGTTGCCATTTAAAATTATAAAGGGCGGAAAGATGAATGATGTATAATGCTAATATGAAAAAAGTAGATACAGAATTTCAAACCCTAAAAAATTTTATAGTGGATTATAAATTAACCGGCGCTGAGAAAACCACATTATTGACGGATCTCCATATAAATTACGAGGTCGCCTCTCAAAGAAAATCTAAGAAAGAGAAGTACCATCGTGATCTACTCACCAGAGCTGTTAAAACTTATGGGCACTAATATTGCTAGTGATCTTATAACTGATAACCATAAATTACCCGAAGAGAAGCTTTGGCGTTATGTTATTCTTAATGCTATAGAAGATGCCAGAGCCACAGCTGCAGATCGTAAAACTAGTGTTTATAAATTTGATGCTCACGAATGGATTTTAAATGGAGATGATTTTGAGCAAGTTTGTTGGTGGGCTGGTTGGGATCCTGAAGAAGTGCGTTTAAATTATAAAAAGGCATTAAAGAATCAAGCTATTGTTTTTTTAGAAAAACATATGCGCTGGAATGATTATACACAGATGTTTAAAAAATTAAAATCAGCAAGAGATAAAGAGTCTCGTAAATATTTAAGAAGTAAAGTTGAGGAAGCTAGAAAAAAAGTGATGAAAGCCAGAATGGTAATTGTAACGACTTTGTTTATATCAATAAAAGTTTAGTCACGGTGGAATCTTTCTAGGATTGTATGAAAAGTTAGCGTGGGCAAAAGATGACAAACCCACGCTAATACTAAACAACGAGTTAGTCTTCATTAAAGACATGCTGAAACTTTACTAAATCTATGGATAAAAATCAAATAAAAAAACCCTGGATTATGATAACCCAGGGTTTTTTGAAAGGAATGAAAACAAATGTGCATATATTATAACGATTCTAAACTAAGTGTTCAATACTTCAATTTTCCTTGCTATTACAAAGAAAAAAGCTATCTTTGAAAAATGATTAAACCCTTTGAAACCGAATTCCCTTTAAATACCTTTATTGGAGCCTGGTATATTAACCCTTTAATATGTGATCAATTGATCAATTATTGTGAAGAAAACCCTCATGCAAAGAGAGAAGTTTCTTATTCTCATGAAGGAGTATTACATAAAAAATCAACTGAATGGTGTGTAAAATCAACAGACTATCATGTGCCTATAAAATATTACATTGATTCTTTAAAATTAGTTTTAGATAATTACGCAAAAAGATGGGAGTTTGCAGCAAAGACAGCGAGATTCGGTTTACTTGAGAATTTTAATATTCAACACTACGGTGTTGGTGAAGGTTTTTACGAGTGGCATTTTGAAAAAACTTATAAACAAAGGTACGAACTTTTTCGACATTTAGTTTTTATGACTTATCTCAATGACGTGCCTGATGGTGGCACTGAATTTTATTATCAGGGTATTTCTACTCCTGCTAGAAAAGGACTTACTTTGATATGGCCTTCTACTTGGACACATACTCATAGAGGTATTATTTCTAAAACTCAGGAGAAAAAAATAATTACTGGCTGGCTGTCATTCGAGGACCGAGGCTAGTGATAAGAGAATAATGGACCACGGGTCACGGTTCTGCCACAATTCAACGTTTCCTATATACCCACTCTATAGAAAAAAAATTTTAAAAAAAAATCTCTATAGGGCCAAAAACTAGGAAACTAGGAAAAAGTCAATAAAATCAACACTTCTAGGTCAAAAATAACTAGGAATAAACTAGGAAAATTCCCAGAAAACTAGGAAAAATCTTGATCCAAACACT